GCACAGACGGCCCTGCGGGGGGCGAGCAGCAAACTCTCGCCCCCAGGTGGTACTTTGCAGCACCACGGGACTACGCTCACATAAACTTGTGACTAGAAACCTGGCGGCGCCAGGGAAAATTCATCACTAAGAATAATAATCGGCGCAGCCAGAAGACTATTGTCTTCCCATCCCAGCCACCGGGATGTAGTTTTAATTCTGTACCCAAAACGTATAATGGTATATTGTCAGAGAGTTTATTCTCTCCCCACTTGCTAAGGCAGTGGGATCCTCCTCTTCAGGACGAGGAACCTTTTAATTATTTTATACTGTTTTGTTCAGTATTAAGGAACAGCAGGATCTGGATCACCATATCTATACATGGGAGGAATCCCAATGAAGAAATTCAGATTAAAATCCTCTGCGGTTGAAACAAAAGCAAGAACAAAGTTCTGCTCGACTGCAGTAGTACGCTGATATCTGTGGTATGCTTTCTCGACATCAAGACCGGGACCGTTGGGTGTGTCAATACGGATCTGTCTCGCAGGTCTGAAGCGATAATTGGCATAATATGGGAGTTCTGCCTCAATCACATTGTTCAAAGAAACAGTTTGAGGGGCAGTTCCTTTCCACGTGTGTTCAAGCTCATTAAAGCCAGCAGCGAGACCACTCTGAGAAGCCAAAGAGACTGCATCATAGGAAGTGCCGACAGTTTGGTTGCCGTTCAGACGCGTAACACATGAAAACTCTTTGCGATTCGACGGAATCCGAGTGTAATATTTAACTCTCAGACCTCCACGAATACATACAAATGCTGGAGTAAGATAATTCATCAATGTGTTTTTGCAAAAGTTGTACGGTGTACCATCACTTGTAGCAAATCTTCCATTAGGATCATATCCACGGTAAAATGGAAAGTCCTGATTGGTAAGAGACGTAATACCAAATGTATCCGGAGACAACTCAGTATACGCGGTATGATAATTATACCTTTTCAGGCATTGCCGGAAAGACACGACAGGATCTGCATGAAAGACAAGAGGAGTATGATCCTCCGTCAAAGTAGCAGCCATAGTATCTTCTGGACGCATCATCATTGGTGCAGTTTCATCAGTAGTTAAATCAGAGTCGGGTTGTGTTTCAGCCATTTGAGGAAGAAATCCAATCTGAGGTTCAAAATATGATAAAAACTGCAATTGACTGTCTGCCGGGTCAAATACTTCAAAATCATCACAAGTCTCAACGAAGACATTGATTTGTACATCGTTGTTAATAGTGCTGTTTGGTGAAGTAAGATCATTGACTATGTAGACAGCAAGGACGCCATTGAAGAAATCAGTGGTCAAAACCAATGGAGAAGTGCTAAACATCGATTGTAAAGGACTAGCCAGAGAGACCTCCAAATAAGGACGGGGTTGCCCCCATCCAATATCCAGAGTGAAGTCTCTTTCTTTGGCCAAATCCATAACGTGTGTGTAAGCTACATTATACTCAGGATTTGCCAAGGCACCTTGAGGATCGTAAACAAAGCGCAATCTACCCTTGTGATAGGCAGATGCTACAACTTGAAAACGATACCTCATAGTACCTCTCCAATACTTAAATGGCAATGCTGCAAAAGCAGCGGGTGTCAAGTGCAATTCGGTGTCATTCACAGAATTGTAGGCAACAGGACTGACTCCGATGGAGAACAAATGATCTCCAGGGCTATCAGAAATTTGCCACCCGAAAGTGGTCAAATAAGATTCGCGCATGGAAATGGACCGAATCGCCATCTCATCAGTATTAGATAAACCCACAACTCGTGGATCAACTGTTGTTTCCTGTTTAACATCCAACGTAAGTTTTGTGGATGTGTCATGTGTGTTGGTATTAGCAATATTGCCCAAGGGCATTGCCGCATATTTCGTTGGACTCGTTACATCAATTGGACGTGAATATCCAAAGATAGAAGCAATAGAAGCTACTGCATTAGCAGCCATCTCAGTTGCTCTAGCATATGACGAAATTACGGGTATATTACTCAGAGCTCCAGCAGCCTTAGCTACTATTGAAGCAGGTCTGGACACCACACCTGAATACTCGTCCGCTTGTGGGACAAAATCTCCAAGCTGTGGCACAATATCAGCTGGGTCGAATTGGGTAGGAACATCAAGATGAACATCCTCAGCCCATGCAAATACGGAAATAGTGATAGGATCAGTAGCTCCGTTTGCGTGTTTTAAGGGGTTCAATTCTCGAATAGACATATTGCCCATGCGATTCCATTGACCTGAAGGAACGCTGAGTGCATTGTAATACCATACAAATGGAAGCTCCAAAGTGCCTCCTTGATTGTTTGTGGGGTCAAGATACACATGTGGTCTCTGACTTGCAGCAATATTATCCTGGGGTGTTAAGCCTCTATCTCGCGTGACCTCATCATAGTCCGGGAGTGGCTTGTAATTCGCCAACAATCTACCATAGTAAAATCCGTTTCCATTGATCATCATCTTTACGTGCAATTTGCAACGCATAAGATTATAATTAGTAATACGGTTGATCACTCTGGGATTTGTGAAGAAATCTGCCCAAGGATTGAAACCTTGAAAGAATGGAGATGCAGCTCCCGGTGCCCAAGAAAACTCACGAATGAGAATTGGACGTCGGAAGAATGCCTCCAAAGAGGTATCAGATTTGGCTGCCACATCAAATGTGGAGTCAGGTTGACTATCGACTGTGTAGACCCAGTCTTCTTTTTGATCTGAAAAGGAAACAATCTGGTGTTTCCTCTCCAGGCTTTCTGTAGTTATTCGTACGTTGAAAGGGGAAGTAAACCTACTATGAAGTGTACGGAGTCGGTTTATACTCCGCCACTGGGCTGAACATTGCCTGAGCTGGCGTAAACTCACGGGGGAGTACTCTAAGACCTGGAAGCCTCAGGAGGTCCAATTGACAGCAAATTGGAGCTCCCTGGTATCCATACCAGGAATCCTATTTTTAGCGTTTGGCCACATAGGTGCGGCCAGAGGGATGCTTTTAATGTCTTCCCAGGACGGTTCGGAGACTTAAGAGGTCTCCTGCTCTTTGGGCATATAGGTGTCCTTCCACACCTCGAGAGACTCATCATATGACCTGTCCAACATGGTACAAATGTGAGCAATGTCCGCTCTCTGAGCAACCTCTTTCATTTGCTCTCGCCTCTTCTCATAGATGTCACGACCGTGGTTAAACCATTCGCGTAATCCTCCATCGATATTGAAGGCAGCAGCCTGTTGCTTGGTAATCGCACTAGATTCCAGCGTGGCATGCAAGCTCTTGAAAATCGAATTTTCATCCAAAGCTCCCATAATCATTCCTGTGTCAGGGCAGAAGACATTTTTCCTTTTCAGAAAATCTGCTTCTTCGTCTTTCATGTAGGGAGTAGGAGTAGAGGTCTTGTCGGGCATAGTAAAAACCATATCACGATCCTCTAGAAATTTGGCAACAGAAATGTGATTGAATTCCGGATACTCTTTCTTAACTGAACTCTTCGCATCATCACCATAAGTCATCAATGCGCACACCTCACGAAATGGAGGAACCTTTCGGTCCTCGTAAATCTTGAAGTATGCACACCGAAATAACAACGAGTTGACGATAGAATTGATATACACAGTCAGATTTTGTCCGGATGGGTTAGATCCAAAGTGTTGGATCAAATCACCGTTGTATGCCATAAGAGGATAACAGATGTCGGTCGCAATACCTTCCATGATTGTCACATCTCGCTCTGTGTATCCGCAGTGCTTTCCAATATCAATTAAGATTCGAAATGCACCGAACATCACTTGAGCGGGCATGCGCAGATCGTACTTGCTGTAATCGCCAGCCAATATTCTGTCCTTCCCGTATTTGGTGATGAATTTTGCAAGTTGGTCCCATTCAGGACCTTGTGCATTCACACCGACGGCACACTCAGATTCAAGTGGCAACATGGACAGTGTTCTGACAATAGGCAAATAGTATTTGCGGACTAACAATTGGAGAACTAAAGGCGCTCCCTGGAAAATACGGACTTTGTCCTTTGTAATTCTCGTGGGTTCGTCCTTCATGCACGCCTTGAAAATGGGATAACCTCTCTCTCCTGCGAGATAGAGTTCTTCCAACTCCTTTGCGTGATTCCAAAAACGTTCGTCCAAGCGGCATGGAAACTGATGTGATTTGTGTTCCTCTGGATCGAGCTCTTCCAGGAAATTCTTCTTGGGTCCCGTAAGAGGGAATCCAACGGAAGTTCCTGCTGGCATCTTATCAATAAAACGCAAACCATCAATTCCACACACGGTGTCCATCTCAGAAAGTGGCGAAACATGCTTCTTGATGGAAGGAAATCTGTCTATCATAACAATCATGTGATCACGGTAATCATCTATTGCTTTGATTAACAGACTCCCCTCAACTCCACACGATGGTCGCGTAGAGTATTGTAAAGAAGCTTGCCACGGCCAACCTTTGCGGAACTTGGGACCGGCCCATTGTTGAGGCACACCACAAACATCTCTGACATGATCAGAAATTATGGTGGGTTGGACAGTTGAATGGTACGTTGCACGTCCAATCACTTGTCCATAATACTTACAATTTGAACCAGGCGGTAAATAATTGACAGGGCTCTTTGGATGAACCGTGTCGCCTTGGTAATATTGTACCTCATACTGTTCCGTAGGAATAGTGCCGGAACTCTTAGAAGTAAGCAGACCAGGCAATTGTTGAAGTTCAGCAAAAGCCTTATCAAACTGTTTTCTGGTAAGTAACCCGGCACACCCTCTCCGAGAATTGGATGCACTACCTCCTAGGTGGAAACCTCCAATGGTAGGACCTTTGGTCTCAGTTATTAAAGGAGACATGCACA